CAGTTCAGTGGTTGGAAGATAATCTACCAGTCAAATATCTAGAAGATAATATTGATTGGGCAGAGATTTATCGCGGAAAAAAGACTAGTGCTGCACCAGTAACTCCTGCTGCTGCAGCTCCTGTAACAGGTGGTGATGATGTCCCACAGATGGGAATCAAATTAATTAAGGAGTTTGAAGGATGTCATCTTAAAGCATATCCTGACCCTCTAACTGGTGGACTTCCAATCACAATTGGTTGGGGTTCCACTCGTAAGAAGGATGGATCGCCATTTAAGATGGGAGATACATTAACACAAGCAGAAGCAGATGCACTTCTCATCGAGCAGTGCAAGAATGAATTTCTTCCTGCACTGCGTAAAATTCCAGGATGGAGTGAAATGTCAGATGGAAAAAGAGGCGCTCTGCTCAGCTTTGCTTATAATCTTGGTGCCGGTTTTTACGGTGGTGATAACTTTAATACTATTACTAAACGCTTGAAGAATAAAGAGTGGGACTTAGTTCCTGATGCTCTTTATCTCTATCGCAATCCTGGTTCTAATGTAGAAGCAGGTCTTGCTCGCAGAAGAAAAGCAGAAGGTGAAGCGTGGAAGAAAGGATAAATAGTATCAATCATAACTGATTCTTGATCTTAACTGGTCTGAATCTACATACTCCGAGTCCTCTGTGACTTGGTGAATACTTTACTTTTAAACAACTTTTAGTTTGTTTCGTTTAGTACACACTAAGTAATAGAGGACTTTTTATGTCTTACGCTACAAGGGCGCTTGCTGTAGCGTCTGCTCTTTTAATGGGAGCACCAGCAGCATTAGCACATACCAACTCACTAGGATACGTTGGTGATGGAGCAGGTTCAGTTACCTTCTGGTATGGTTCTTGGCACCAAGGAACCACTTTTACAGAAGGTTCAATGACACTTCAAGGTGTAAATGGAAATACATTCGCACCTACAACAGTCAACTGGACTCTCCTTCAAAATACTGAACCAACTGGATTGATTCCAGGCACAAACTACTTCATGTCTGATGGAACTAATCTAATTCCATATGGAGATCCAGCAGCCGCATATGGTTCAACACAAAGTTATACTTGGCAGGGTGTAACATTCAATAGTTTAGGTGCTGGAGATTATCAGTTTACTTACAATCCTATTGCACAACCAACGATGGATTGGGACCCATCATCACAAGTTATTCGCACAGGTACAGTAACTCTTTCTGCTGGTCTTCTTTCTGGTGATGCTGATGGAGATGGCATCAATGATTCCACAGGTCAAGCAGTAACTCCACCCGCACCATCAACTCCATCAACACCAACCGTAGTATCTACTGCTGCTGGCTCTGATATTGTTTCTACTTCTACCAGAAATGGTACTAGAACAGTTACTAATAATCCACACAGACATGTGATGGGTGTAGATGTAAATGGTAATCAGACTGAAACTCACTATACTGATACTGAAGTTATCACGATTCCTACAGTTACAACCACCACTACAACAACTCCAACTTCAGTTGATACTTTGAGTGATGGAACAACCGTAACAAATAACGGAACTCCAACCACATCAACATCGACCGCAGATGCAGGCTCAGGAACCTCAGTAGTCACTCAGGCAACCGTTGCTGATTGGGTTAAGACAAGAACATATGATGTTCAGAGAACTGCTTATGCTCCTTCTGGTGCTGCTCCAACTGTAACTCAGACACATCGTTTTAATGCAACTGAGAATGATGCAAAGCAAACTATTAATCATCATAGAACAACAGGAGTTACTACACCAACAGTTAGAGCAGTAACTACTACACCAGTTTATACGAAGGTCTATACAAACGGTGCTCCTATTGTAGTTACAACTGACCCATCAGTTATTACATATGAAACCAGCACTTCATATGCAGAGTATTACGCTTCCAGAGATTACTTTGGACGTATCGATCAACTAGAAGTTCTTGATGGTATTAATGATGGTATCAATGGACTTCTGAATCACGAATCATCCAGAACCAAAAAGAAGTTCAGAGTATTTGAGAACAACCGTTTTGTTCAGTCTTATAATGCTGATGGTTATTCTGCGGATTCCAAAATCTTCGGTGGTGGGTTTGAATTAGATTTATCTAAAGGATGGACTGTTGGTGCCCAGTATAACAACATTAATATCAATCTTAATGGAGTTGATTCAAAATCACAACAGAGAAAAAATCACCTTGGTGTTTTTAATACTTTCCACGGAAATACTTTAACTTTGAACACAAATGCTGCCATTGCAAAAAATAAATACAAATATAATAGAACTGTAGAAGGTATCTTTGGTAATGAAGGTAATACTACTGGTTCTGAATGGTGGGTATCTAATAGACTTTATTGGCATCTTTCCAAGAATATTAAACCATTCATAGGACACACTGTTCAGAATGTAAGTAGAAATGCATACACCGAAACTGGTGATATTAGATCGGCAAGAACTGTTGATGCAACTAGCAACACAACTCACGTTGGTGAAGCAGGTCTCAAACTTGAAACTAGATTTGGTGGTAAGAAAAAAGATCTGTTTGGTATCAGTGTAGATGGTGCTTATGGAACTGACAAATCTTATGGTGTAACTGCTTCCGTTGATTATAATGAAATGCTAATCGTTGAAGGTTCTCATGGTGTTAATAACGGAGTTACTAACAATTCTATTGCTGGTAAGATTAAATTTAGGTTCTAATTTATAAATAAAAAGGACATCATCACACGGACTGATGACTACTAAGAAAAACGAAAATGCTATGGGTCAACTAATTCGTATATGTATCTTGGGTTGGTCTGCTGCTCTCCTTACTGCAAGTTATGCTGGTACTCTATCTAAGATGGATCCAACATTTATTGCAACAGTCTTCACTGCATCTGCTGCCACTTTCGGCATCAATACAATGAAAAAAGGTGGTGATGAGGAAGATGAAAAGAAAGAGGAACCAAAAAGAGGAGAGTTTGTAGAAGCACCTCCAGAACCACCCGTTTCTGAAGTTGCTTCGGAAGAACCATCTCTTGAAGAAAGAGTAGAGCTTCTTGAAGGTCAAGTACAACCTCGCACAGGATCCTGATGGCAAAGTCCGCAAATAAGGGTAAGAAAGGTTCTGCTAATAATAAAAAGCAGAACCAAGGAAATGCGACGGCAAACAAAGCAAAAAACGGTGGAAAGAAAAAGTGATTGAGTTTGTAACTTTGGTAATTGCTGGGCATATGATGGTTGGACCTAACTTATGCCAAACTGATTTTTTAGGTGATACCCAAATATACACATTCACATACCAATGCCAAGAGAATGGAACACTCCTAAACGAGAGTGTTGGAATGCTCCCATCCACAAAATACTACAAGCTATAGATAATCACACCCGTCTTTTTATGGAGACGGGTGATTTTTGGCATGAAGAACAGGCCCAGATGTTGAGAAAGTATGTAAAGGATTTGAAAGTCTGGATACATAAACAAGAAGGATGGTGGGATGAATGAAGAAAATCATCACAGCAATCGGATTATCATTAACTTTAGCATTTCCTGCAATTGCTAATTCTTTAGAACCAACGCAACCAACAGTAAAACCATACAGTGCTGCTGCAATGGGTTGTATGATTCTCTTAGAATGTACTGAGGGTGTAGAAAAACTCACAGTAGATTCTGAGTTATTAAAAAATCCAGACTTTGACCCATTCAGAGAAGAAATAAAAAGAATCATTGCTTCTCTTGATAGTGTAAATGTTCCTGTATATGTTGCACCAGAAAGATACTTTACTCCAAGAACAGTAGGATTATATAAACCAAACTACAATCGTTTCTTTGTAAATGAAACTCTTCTCAAAGATCCAAGAGAATTTTTGGGAACAATGAGACACGAAGGATGGCACGTTGTTCAAGATTGTATGGGTGGTGGATTGCAAACATCTTTTATGGCTCAAGTGCATCAGGATAGTGAGATACCTGCTTGGATTATGAAGACTACAAGACTAACTTATGAATCAATGATGCAAAGTCGTGCTGTTCCTTGGGAA